AGATTTGGCAGTAATACCGGACGGCTACACAGTCGGCCCAGTAGAACGGCCATCGGTTACGCAAGTGGGAGCGGTTAATTTATTAGTCGCTGATATTCGCGTCTCCACCTATTACACACAAACTACTTAGGAGAACAAATGGCAACCACAGTAATTACTGGTCGCGATGTTGGTCTATCTTTCACGGGTGGAACGGACGTTCAAGCCCAAGCGACCAACGCTGTATTGACAAAGACCAACGTTCGCGAGACTTATCAGACTCTCGATGGAGAAGCTTATAAGACTGTTAACGTCGAAGGAACATTCCAGTTAGATATGCTCGCCGATTGGGGTAAAGCTAACTCAGTATGCGAAGCACTTTGGACAGCAGCCGAGACAGCACCGGACACCGACATTAGCATCACACTAACCGCCGCATCCGGCGCTCAATTCGTTTTCCCAATTAAGCCAGAGTTTCCTACTGCTGGCGGTTCGGGAATCGACGCTCAGACTGTATCCTTCACTTTTAAAGTATCAAAGGGCGCAGTAGTAGAGACATTTAGTTAAAAGGGAGATCGGGAGCTATGAAATTAAGCATCACAATTAAATACACGAACGGCGAGGAAGTTACCTATAACGCTGGACTCCCTGAGTGGGCGAAGTGGGAACGCAAGACTGGCAAGTCGATTTATTCAATGAAGGATATTTCGGCCTACCAACAAGCGGACTTCCTCGACCTAGCCTACTTTGCTTACAAGCGCGAAGCGGCAGGAAAGCCGACTAAGTCTCAAGACATTTGGGAGTTATCGGTCGAAGAAATGACGATAGGAGATGAAAGCCCAAAAGCTTCGAATCCGGAAGCATAAACCGACTCATAATTGAGATCGCAATAGCAACCGGAATTCCGATGAGTGAATGGACTGACATCGACCAAGTATTAACGGCGATTGAAATATTGAAGGAGCGCAGAGGTAATGGCAGATGAGCCGATTTCCTATGACAAGCGCGAACTTCGCTCAATCATTACCGCCTTCAAAGCGATGGATGCTGAAGCTGTTGATGCGGCTAAACGCGAGAGTAGTGCGCTCGCTCAATACGCAGCCAACGAAGTCAAAGCCTACGGAATCACTCGAACCTTTGGACAAGCCGTTGTCGATCGCATTACAAGTGGCGTTAAGGTTTCCAAAACCTCGAAGATTGGCGAGTTCTCTTATGGATTCGCGTCTCAGCGTTTCTCTGGTGGAGGATCAACTAAAGACCTCTGGGCAGGTTACGAGTTCGGATCTAATCGTTATCGTCAGTTCCCAAGACGCACTCCCCGTAAAGGTCGAGGAAATTCTGGCTATTTCATCTATCCAGCACTTCGCAAAATTCAGCCTGAACTAGTGAAGAAGTGGGAAGAAGCATTTTCAAACATATTAAAGGAGTGGGATAAATAATGGCTGGAAGTAGAACGCTTAAATTATCCATCCTTGCTGACGTTGATGACCTAAAGAAAAAGCTGGACGTAGGTTCAAAAGAAGTCGAAGGTTTTGGCGGTAAGTTAGAAAAGTTCGGCAAAGTCGCCGCTGCCGCTTTTGCTGCGGCTGCTGCCGCTGCTGCGGCGTATGCTGGCAAATTAGCAATTGAAGGCGTTAAAGCTGCAATCGAAGATGAAGCTGCGCAACGACGTTTAGCCCTTGCTTTAGAAAACGTCACAAATGCTACCGATGCACAGATTAAAGCCGTCGAGGAGCAGATACTCAAAACATCATTAGCCACCGGAGTAGCCGACGACAAGCTCCGCCCAGCACTTCAGCGCTTAGCCGTTGCCACAGGATCAGTAGAAAAATCTCAAGAGCTTTTAAGCCTAGCCCTTGACATCTCAGCCGCCACAGGAAAAGACGTTGAGACAGTCACTAACGCATTGGCTAAGGCCTACGAAGGCAACAACACAACACTCACCCGTTTAGGTGTTGGTATTACTGCCGCAGAAGCTAAAACTCTTGGCTTTGAGGGAACTGTTAAGCAACTGTCTGAGACATTTGGCGGCGCTGCGGCAACTCAAGCCAATACCTTTGAAGGTCAAATAAACCGGCTAAAAGTAAGTTTTGATGAAGCAAAAGAATCTGTAGGAGCGGCTTTGTTGCCTATTTTGCGCCAACTTCTAGATTACTTTGTCAATGTCTTAATTCCTAAATTCCAAGAAGCAAAGCGAGCAGCAGTCGATCCAATCATTAAAGCTTTTAAAGATAATGAAGCGGCTTTGCGCGACCTTTGGGCTTTTGTTAAGAACTTCCTCATTCCTATTTTCGAGAATGGTCTTGTTGCGGCAATCAAAGCCGTCGGCGCTACTATCGCTGGAATCATTACAGTCGTCGCAACTGTGACAAATAAAGTCAAAGAATTAGCGAATGACGTTATTGAAGCCGTTAATAAAATTATTCGCGCCTATAACGCTATTCCTTTACTGCCTAACATCTCAACCATTCCTAAAGTCGGCACAAGTTCTACCGCTATGACTGGCTCTATTCCAACTGCAAATCTACCTTTTGGCGGAGCAACATTAGGCGGCGGAACGACAGGTGGCGGAACTAGCGGCGGTAGCATAGGCGGCGGAACTAGCGGCGGTTCAACTGGCGGTAAAACTGGCGGCGGTTCTAGTGTTGCTGGAACTATTGCTGGAGTTATAGCTGGAACTAATGCGGCTTTTGATGCTTTCAATAATGCCAGAACTGGTGGAGCAGTTAACGGCGTTTTTGATCCAAGCTCATTCCGCAAAACTGAAAACGCTGGACTAACAATTAACGTTAATTCGCCCAGCATTATTGACGAAGAAGGATTTACTCGAGCTGTTGTATTAGCCCTAAATAACTCAACCAATCGCGGCACTACCGGTGCTGGCGACCTACGGACTAACGCGCAGATTCTATGACCGCTTGGACGCCCGTATGGAGAGTAAGAGCTAACGGCGACACAGTAACCGGCGTAACTCTTGCCAATCTGAATATTACCTCTGGCCGAACAGATATTAACTCGCCTACCCCTGCTGGCTATTGCTCTCTGCAACTAATTAACACGGATAACAGCGTTTATAACTTTGCCGTCAATACTTCCATCCTCATCGAAGTTCAAGATTCCAACGCCGATTATGTGCCGCTTTTTGGCGGTCGCATTTCTGACCTTCGCCAAGTTGTCACAAGTGCAGGATCAGAGGCGGCTGTAACGACTATCAACATCACAGCCACCGGAGCCTTAATCAGACTACAACGAGCGACCTTTGATGGCAATTTAGCCGAAGGGTTAGACGGCGCACAAATTCTCGATTTACTTGACGATTTATTGTTGGCTAGTTGGAACGAACTTCCACCTGCCGAGACTTGGGCTACTTACGACCCTGCGACAGAGACTTGGGCTGAAGCTGGAGATATTGGCTTGGGAACTATTGACGCTGGCGAATATACGATGGCGAGCCGACAGATTACGGATCAAGTCATTTCCAACGTCGCCAATCAAATCGCTTCCTCAGCTTTAGGCTATTTGTATGAGGATGCTAACGGAAATATCAACTACGCAGATGCGAGCCATCGACAGGATTACCTAGTTGCCAACGGATACACCGACCTCGATGCCGGACAAGCAATCGGCGCAGGAATTGGAATAGTCCAGCGACAAGGCGACATCGCTAATAAAATTATTATCGACTATGGCAATAACTTTAACTCTCAATACATCGCCCAAGATTCCACTTCACAAGGAACTTATGGCCTTTATGCCGAGCAGTTCTCAAGCTACCTCAAGAACACCTCAGACGTTGAGGATATGGGCGACAGGCTGATTCAACTCCGCGCCTACCCTCGCTACCTCTTCCAATCCATAACCTTCCCACTTCAAAACCCTGAAATTGACGACACAGATCGAGACGCCCTGCTCAATATTTTTATGGGTCAACCCGTCCGCATCAGTAACCTTCCACCTCAAATGCTCGGTGGCGAGTTCACCGGTTATGTAGAGGGATGGACGTTTAGGGCGTCGGTCGGTGGCCTTTCGGTTACCTTCAACGCTTCACCCACAGAGTTCTCGGCCGTCGCTCAACAATGGGCGCAGGTCAACGCAGCAGAAAGCTGGAATAGTGTGCTTAATACCTTAGAATGGCAGGACGCGATAGGAGTGATTAGTTAATGGCAACAACAACGAATTTCGGCTGGGAAACGCCTGACGATTCTGATTTGGTTAAGGACGGCGCACTCGCTATGAGAACGCTTGGCAACGCCATCGACACTTCTTTAGTCGATCTTAAAGGCGGAACGACCGGACAAGTTTTATCCAAAACTTCTAATACAGATATGGATTTTACTTGGGTCGCGGTTGATCCATTAACAATTTTGGATGCTAAAGGGGATTTGATTTCTGCGACCGCAGCTGACACTCCAGCTCGCCTAGCAGTCGGCACAAATGGACAAGTATTAACAGCAGACTCGACAACATCTACGGGATTGAAATGGGCCACTCCTGCTAGTGGCGGAAAAGTTTTGCAAGTAGTTTCAACGACCGCAGGAAATACTTCCTCATCAACAAGCACTTATGTCGACCACATTTCGCTTTCAATTACACCCTCATCAACTTCCAGCAAAGTTTTAATCTTGTTTTCAGCTGGAAACGTTGCCAAAACTAATGACGCTGGTGCTGACATTAAATTATTAAGAGGCGCGACGGATATTCAATACATAAGCACAATTGCCGCCTATACAGCTTCAACAGCGACCAATCGAGTTGGCGCGGTATCTTGCGCAAAATTGGATTCACCTGCAACGACTTCCGCCACGACATACAAAGTGCAACTCAGAAGTTTCTACAATAACGCTTCAGTTCAAATCAATCCTAATGATGATACAAGCACATTAACTCTACTTGAGATTGGGGCATAATGAAACCTAGAGTCGATGAAGTTATGGCGTTCTTACGTCCGAATGGTTGGGCTGTATGGGATAACGATTTTTCTACTGCTAAGTATTTTGACGGAGTAAAACCAATCACAGCAGAAGAATATGCACAAGGCGAAAAAGATTACGTTGCTCATTTACAAGAAAAAGAAGCTGAAGCAATAGCGGCTAAAAATGCAGCTGAAGCAAAATTGGCTGCGCTTGGTTTAACTGCAGACGATTTGAAGGCTTTGGGTCTTGGCTAAACTTTGCAAAGCCGGCATCCAACTAAGGGAGCAAATAGATGACGATTATCCTGATCGCGACCGGCGTTCTGACGGCTGGGTTGCTGATGCTCGGCATATTGCTAAAGGTAATTCTGACCACATACCAGACAATCGAAGAAATGGAATTGTCAGAGCTTTAGATATTGACGCCAACCTTAACGCCCATCCTGAGGAAACTTATGCGTTGGTTGAAAAGATTCGTAAGTGTGCCAAGCGCGGAGACAAGCGCATTAAATACATTATTTACGACGGCAAAATTATGAGTCCGATATTGGGTTGGAAGCGCCGCAAATATAAAGGCGCTAACCCTCACCGCTCGCATTTTCATATTAGCTTTACAACTTTGGGAGACAATGACGGGAAATGGTTTGACCTTGAAGGAGACAGAAATGAGCGACCTAAAGAAGATGGCGGAAAGTTGGGCCAAGACGTTCCTAGCAACAGCACTCGCAACATACCTCGCGGTGGGCTGGGATGTCGATGCGATTGCAAATGCGGCTCTAGTATCAGTCTTGCCTAGCATTATTAACTGGCTCAACCCTAATTACGAGCGTTACGGGAAAGTCCGGTAATGGACGCCAATACCATCGCTGGATTCGTAGCTTCAGTTCTCGGATCAATCGCCTTGCTCATCGCTGGGCTTCGTTACATAATCAAATTAGAAAATATCCCCATTGTGTCGCGCCTTGATAAAATGGAGTCTCAGTTAGAATTAGCCCTATCGAAGAAGGTGGGGGCTAATGGCAACAAGAAAGCGCGTTAAGAAGCCGGTTAAGAAAACGGCTAAATCTCGCCGCACAGTTAAAGAGCTGCCCACTAAACTCGATTTCTGGGCTATTGCCTGTAAAGAGATTTACGAAACTTGTCGCCGTAATGGAATGGATGAGGGCTTAGCTCTTGCCTTTGCTATGGATAGAAGCGCTTGGCCTGACTGGGTTATCGACCCACAAGATCCGATTAGAAAAATTGGGTGGGAAGATGGCGAAGAGGACGTCTAATTTACTTACGCGAGGTTGAGCTATTCGAGGCTCTCAAGTCGGTTTATCCGGACTTGACGCCTTTATCGGCGACCGACCGAGCTGACGGCATTACCCACGACGCTTATATTGAGATGAAGTGTCGCCGCACTCATTACCCCACACTTTTGATTGAGAAGAAGAAGTGGGATTATTTGGCCGATATAAGGGCTAGAACGGGCGCTAGGACGCTTTATATTAACTCCACCCCACAAGGGGTCTATCAGTTCGATTTAGGGGCTATAAACGAGCCTGAGTGGCAATTAAAGGCCCTTCCTGACAAGACCG